ATAAATATTTCGTTAGTAAACTCTACACCTTTTAAAAGCAATCCTTTCTTAATCATGTGTTTCATAACTTCTGGATTACCACCTGCTACGTTTAAATATTTTGTAAGTCTTGTTAGAGCTAAAGCTGCTTCTTGATCTCCTTTCTCTACTAAATCAAAAATCTTATTGAAGGTTTCATCTATCTCACTTACTCCTACATTTTCAACAAAATCTCTATTTATATTGTTTACATTTTCTGTACCTCTTGATCGTCTACCAAAATCTTTTGCATCTGTTACTGTATCTCTTAAATCACCTGCAATTCTTCTAGCACCTAAAGATTGTGATGTTAAAGAACCAACTCCTTTGTTTAAGTAAACAAGACCTTTTAATACTTTTACTTGTTTTAAAAACTGTGGTTTTATTTCTTTTATAAGATCTACATTTTTTGTAGCTATAGCATTATGCAAAGCAGCAGACAAATTAAAAACAGCTTCGCCATTTTTATTCATCATTTGATTTATTGTTATAGCTGTAGAAGGTAAATATCTTTTGTTATTAATTAATTTGCCATTTGTAGTTTTTTTGAAAGGACCAAATTCTTGTAAGAAAAATCTAGCAGCTTCTAAAGCTTCTCCTTTTGTTTGTCTTTGAGAAGCAGCAAACATATCTCCTAAAGATACAGACCTAGCCCATTGCCCTAATTCATCTGTGCTTTTAAAATATTCAGCAATATTTAATATATAATCTGTAAGTTCTTCAACACCACCACCAGTTATGTTTGGGTTGAATGTAGATTCTATTTTGTCACCGACTTGTGGTACTTGTGTCGTATCTCCTATGCCTGGTGTTTTTTTTGTTTCTAAAGGTTTTACTAAATCAATAACTTTTTCATCTAGTAACTCGTTACCAGCTTCATCAATACCAAGATCTTTAAATTTTAATTTTCTTTTACGTTCTAAAGTTGATAAAATTTTTGGAGCTAAAGGAGAGTTTCTAAAACCTTTTAAAGCTACAGACAAACCTGTTAAAACTTCCCCTATAACTGCACCACCAAAAGCTTTTCTAAATCTTGCTTCTATAGGAGATATGTCATCATCAGCTTTAAATACTGATGCTGGCATTTTTAATACATCTATTACAGGTTCTAATGCACCTTCATATTCATCAACCATGTTGTAAAGGTTTTGTTCGTATGGATCTTCTACAACAAAATCTGTAAGAAAACCTGCAACAAGGTTTCTTGTCCAAGGGTTTTTAATACCTTTAAGACCTTTAGTAAAGATCCCCATAGGTAATAAGAATTGTGTTATGGCTTGTGGTATCTGAAAAAATGCACCATCATCTTCTCTTTCAAAATAACTGTAATCAATAAGGTCGTTATTGTCATATGGATTGCCAGCTAGATAGTCGTATATATCATCTGCAAACTCTACAGTTTCGTTTATTGCTTTTAAAGGACCAGTAATAGCACCTCTAATTACTTGTGAGGTTTTTGTTTTTGTTAACTCTTCACTAATCTTTTCGTTTTTTTCTTTTGCTTCATTAATTATTCGTGATCTGTTTTCTAGTATTTCTTCAAAACTTCTTTGATCTCCTAAAAATTTATTATCAAAAAAATCTACTATACCTGCATTGCTTTTGTTTATAAATTTACTAACAGAAGACAAAGGTTGATTATCATAACTTTTAAACAAAGCATCTGTTTCTGGTGTTTCTATCTTTTTATTTTCTTCTTCCTCTTCATTGTTTAGAAGATTATTGATGTTTGAGTCTGTCATGTTTAATCAAGAAATTTTTTGTATTTAGCGTTTGGATCTTCAGTTTTTCCATCTTTAGAATAAACCCCCCAAGCTAAATAACCATTACCTTTTTGTTTTTGTGTTTCGTCAAACACTAATTTAGCAGCTATAGCATTAAGTACAGGATCATACAAATCTTCATTATTCTCTATACCTAGTTTAGGTTTTCTATCATTTCCTAATTCCATACCTTTGTAGTTATACATATTTATTTGAAACAAACCATAGGATTCTTCGGGTGCGTTTTCTGTACCGCTATAAAAAGCGTCTGCTTTGTTAGCTGATTCAGCCATAGCAATAGCGGTCATTATCTTTGCTTGCTCCTGTGTAAACCCTGCATTAAGTAATAGTTTATTTATTTGTTGTTTAGTAAGAGGTTGGTTTTTATCTGTTCTTACTTTTATTTCTGCTTTTAATTTATTTAATTCTGTTGAAGGTAATTTATTTTTTGTTTCCGTTTCGTTAGTAGTCACAGCTTCAATCATTGGTACGATTAACTCTTGACCTGCTTGTATTAGATCTGCGTTAGTTATATTGTTTGCTTTCATAAAAGCTTCTAATGGAATACCAAACTCTTCTGCTATTTGACTTAAAGTATCACCTGCTTCAACAGTAACAGTATCAGGTGAATCATCATCAGTAAAAGCACTAGCTTCTAAATTATCAGTATCTATCAATAATCTCATGGGTTCATAAATTCTAGAGCCACCTTGACCATATCCATACTCACCTGTTTTTAAAAATCTTATTACACGTTTTGCTTCTGATTTACCTACAACATTAAAAGGACTCATTTTACTTAATTCAGTTTCTACTTCTTTAATTAAGGTATCTCTGTTTTCTTTTGTAATACCTCCCCTTCTTGTCAGTTCTGCAATAACTCTTGATTCAACTGAAGGTAGACTTGTGTTACCAAAGAAATCATTAGTTTCATTATTGTTGTTAGTATCATCATTTGTAGCTACTCCTTCAAGTCCGCTTTGATTTTCATCTATAAATTTTGTATTATTGTCAGGTTGTTCACTTGAAGGGTCTAGTTGTCCTTTTAATTTAGCTAGTAACTTAGCATCATATATTTTTGCAAGTCTTTCATATTCTGCATTAATCTGTGCTGTACCTGCATTTTGATTAGATAATCTCCATTCTCTAAACTCTTGTTTAAATTCTTCAAGGTTTATCTTTACAAAATTTAATTGTTGCTCTTTACTTATTTCAGAAAATATTATTAACTCATTATCTGATGTAAGTAAATTTTTAGATCTTCCTTCGTAAGTTGTAAAATAACTATTCAAAGGTGTTAAGACTCCTTTATCAACTGAACCTGCAAGAGTCATTAAGCTGTTTAATCTTGTTGTATTTAAATTGCTTCTATCTGTATTGAGATACCAGGACATAGCAGCTATTCTTGCATCTGATAATGTTTCATAGTTACCTTCATTGATATTAAAAACTAATTGAGCATATTTTTCATTAGTATCACCATTAAGAACTTGTGCGTTTGCTTGTATTTTCGTTGCAAGAAATGGAAATCTAGATTGCAATTCTTCTTGCAAAGCAATAGCTTCTTCTGTTTTACCTGCTGTGTATAAAGCAGCCATGTTCATAATACCTAAATCTAAAGCTTCCTCTTTTGCTATCTTTGCATTTGTCCTGTCTCTTCTATCTGCTTTGTCTGTATAGTCTTCAACATCTTCTCTTAACTTATTTTCCATCTCAACGTAATCAGGGTGGTCTAATAAAGTTAATTTTCCACCAGGGCCAAAGGGAAATTGATCTGCACTTTTAAAAATTGATAAAGCTAAATCTACATCACCAGTATCGAACCCAATTCTTTTTGCTTCAGCACTAAGAGTATTTAATATTGTTTTATTGATAGCTGATCTATTTTGTGTACTTATTCCTAACTTATTTAAATCATTTTCAAATTGTTCTATAGAAGCTGTTAATAATAAAAAATTGTTTTTACTAACTATATCTGAATCTGGACTTGCTTTTTGAAAATTTATTATATTTTTAGCAAGACTAGAAGCATCTATTTTTAATTTTTCTACTTGAAAATCCTCATGTTTTTTTTCGTGAATGTCAGTTATTTTAGTTGTGGCATTTAAGAGATATGGAAAGAATTTTTTGTTAAAGGTATCACTATCTACATCACCTAAAGCATTAATTACGTTTGTTCTTGTTTTGTTTAACCAATCTGAAAACTCTAATGAATCTAAAGAAAAATTTGATAAAGGTACTCCATCTACTGTTGCTTTTTCGTATTCAGCTTTAAATTTACTTTCTAAACCACCACCTAAAATTGTAGCTTTTGTTCTTTTAAAAACTTTGTTATAGAGCCTATTACCACTAAAAAGCCCATTATCTCTTACATATTTAGATGCGTCAGCCCAATCTTTTGTTGAACTATCTAAAGCATCATTCATTGCTTCTTCTGATATTTCTGCCCTTTTGTCTTCAATTTTAGTTTCTATAAACTTTTCTAATACTGGATTAACTACCTTTAAAGCTTCAGCAAGTGCCATCATATTAGTTTTAGGCAAAACACTAACAGGGGTTACAAACGTATCAACTGGTTGTGCAAACGATTGGTAAGCAGTACTTTGAAAACTTGATGACATAGTTTTATCCGTTTAAGGCAATTTGAGTTCGCAAGCCACTTGAAGCTGCACCCAATAATACTGATCCTAGAGAAGGTATTTGATTATATGCTTCTTGTGTCTGACTTCTGTATTGATTTCTTATACTTTGATATTGTGCTTCTGTCTGCTGTATAGACCTTGTATGCTGTCTTCTTGCTGATTCTAATGATTGTCTTATAGATTCTCTATAGTTTGCTGCTTGTCTTTCATTGTCTTGTAAAATCAAACCAAAGCTTACGCCAGATCTTTCTGAAGCTAAAAGTGCAGCCCTAGCTCTTAAAGAATCAATAGTCTTAGCAAATTTATCTTGTGCGGAAGTTTTTTCTTTATCACTCTGTTGCTCCATTAATGCTGCTTGTTTATTTCTCTTATCAGTTTCAGCATTAGCTACACCTTCTAATTCTACTTGATAGGCTTGTTCAGCAGCGTCTTGTGCAGCACTACGCATAGCAAGCCCTTGAAATAAACTTATACCAGCACTAGCAGCAACAAGAGGTGAACACATTTAGGCGATCCTCAGAAATTCATAAAATGGTTTTTCATGTTTTCCATACTTTTCGTGATACTTTATAAAAACAAAACCGAGAGCTTCTAACCACTTTATAGCAGTATGATTCTCTGCATATACAAAATTATATAGGACTTTATAAGATTTCAACAAACTATCTATCCATTTTCTACCTTTTCTTATAAGTTGTATTTTATATTTTTTATTAGAAAACAATTCATCAGTACAAATCATAAATATACAACCATCTTTTATTACTCCACATAAACCCATAGGTTGATCCTCGTCACCAGCTATTGTTAATATTGTTTTACCAAATAGATAAGACAAACGTAAGGCATCTTCTGGATCTTGTCCTGTTTGATATAAGCCTTCTAGTCGATCCATTTGTCTCATGTTTTGACATACATAATTAAGATCTGATAGTTTTGATTTTCTTAAATATCCCATTAAGTTCTTCTACTCCTCATGTGAAATACTCCTTCATACTCTGCACTAGCTAACAATGTAGGTAAGAACGTATTGTTCTTTACATCTATATCTACTCTATCTGACTTGCTCATAATAGGCACTTTAAATGTACCTGTATCTAAATTAATTTGACCAATAGAAGCAGAAGCAGCACCAAGCAAACGACCAGTAAATTTATGTAGAGATGTATCTCTATTCTCAGGTGTTACTTCTACTTGAAAGAAACCAGAGTCTTCGTATTTAATATAAAAATGATGTATTTGTAATCGACCACTTATAAGTTCAGTAGCACCTCCACCACCTTGAGTTAATCTTTGTTGACTAAACCTATAGTGCATTTCAAAAGGTTCGCCAATAATAAATTTACTATTTCTAAAATCACCTGTTGCTGTAATGGTAGAAGTAGAACCATCAACTGCATTAGTAGTTGTTAGTGCTTGTCCTGATACAAGAGTTTTTGTATTGCCTTGAGCATCTACAAAGGTGCTTGTTTCGTTACTAGCAAGATACCTGCCGACTACATTCATATTAGCTCTTAACCTGTAAGGAACTGTAAATGTAGAAATACCAGTAGCAGAGTTGTAAGCAACAGACACACCGCTAGTAGCTTCAGTTACCTTATGGTCTAAGTGATATTCAAACTCTGCATTAGGTTCTCTAAAGTTAGTTTCAAATGGTATTTTTTCTAGTGTTACTTTATTAGCTTCTTCTATAACCATTATCAAATCAGTACCAATAAAATCAATATTTAAAATAGACCTATTACTATTTATTGTGTAAGTAAACCAAGCGTTCAAAGCTTTAGTAAACCCTTCGCCATATAACCATCTGTTTACATATAACTTGTTTGGATTTTCTGTACCAAGCAAAACAAGAATATCTTGGTTGTTTGATACTGCCATTTTAAAAATACCACTTGGTATTAGTCTTGGTACATGAATAGTTGTATTTGCAGCATCTTGTATCTGTTGATTACCTGCAATAATATATTCTCTAATACCTGCAAAAGAACCTTTTTTAGTTAAAAAATAAATAGAAGAACCAGAACCTACAGGCTGTGCTGCTGCGTTACTTTCAAACTCAGTTTGTACAAGTACGTTAGCTGTTGAAGGTGTAAGGTTATCTGCTGAACTTGATAATACAAATTGCGTTTGTTCAGAAAATAATATAAGTTTTTCTCCCATAGTTACTGCGTGTTTTAATATTGCAACTTTTGTATGAGATGCAGCTACGTCTATGGGTTCTGTATCTAAAACTGATATAACTGTTTCTGGAAAAAAATTAAAAAACTCTGATACTGTTGAAAGAATTACATTATCACCTGCTAAAAAACCAAGCCTGTTTCTAAAGAAAAATACATTATTAATTTTATTGCCAATAAAAGAAGGGTCAGGTGCAGATTCTAAATCACCAACAATACGTTCACCCCATTTAGGTAGTGTAAAATCAGTTCCAGATATTGTATATGTATCTCCATCAACTCTTGCAAATCTAAAATTACCATCTGCTTGACGTATAAGAACGTGTGGCATTGTGTTGTAATTAAATTTAAAAGGTATGCCAGCTTCTACTGTTTCTGACCATTGCCCTTCTTCAAAAGCACCACCATTATTAGTCGTAAATTTAACGTAATAATTATCAAAATCTGTGCCTTCATCACCAATAATTTCTACTACATATCCATTAGGTGATACATTTGGAAGATCAGTAAACTGCTGTACTGAATCTTTAATAATGGTCATTTTAGTATTACCCTGAGAATCATTACCATCTATCGAAAAATTACTACCATCATTCTTTTTAACGTGTATTACAGGACCATTTCTAGCAATGGTAAAACCTGTAAGACCAGAAGTTAATCCACCTGCAAGGTCAGAAGCTACAGTATCAGTTGATAAAGGATCATTGCCAGTAGTGTCATCTGTTACTGTGACACCATCTACAGTTACAGAATATGTTGTTTTTGATGTTGCTTGGTTTATAAATATTATCGCTTGAGTGATATTACTAGCACTATTTGATACTGCTGTATCCATTGCAGTTGTAATACTTGTATTAACAACAAAAGTAAAGTCAGCAATAGTAACTGTCTTCATTACACTTCTAGGATTTGAAGTGTTTAAATATGTTGTACCATCTGGTTTGTTTACTGTTTTTTCTGTGCCATCTAACTCATAAACTTTTACGTTACCATTACTAAACACAGCTACATATTGTTCACTAGCATCTCTATTTATAGTTTGTATGTGTACATTACCAAGAGTCGAGTTACTTATTGAAGCTAAGAACTGCGATCCAGACCTTTTTGTAAGACCAAGAACAGGGTTGCTGTCAGCATTATCTTGTATATCAGCGTGGTCTGCTTGTTTTAAAGCATCAGAAGATTGCGATATACCTCTTAATAATGTAGGTATAGCTCTTGATATAACAGCCATAGTTATCTAATTAAAGCACTAGAAGGATTGTAAGTATCAAAGATATTAGTAAGAGAAGGATCTCCTCTTAGTATATTGTGATCTCCATTTGCTAAGTCTGTTTCCATAAGTATTGCCCTAGCTCTTTGCTCGTCTTGCTGTGTATAAGTTCTTAATGATTGGTCACTTACAAGTCTGTCAACAAACTTTCTTGCAGCTTGTATATTTATATAGTGTCTAGCTGGTTCTGGTATTTCATCAAAATTTCTAAAATAAACAACAGTACAAATTAGGTCTTCATCAAACTCATACTTATTGTTCTGCCTGTCATATAATTTTAAACCACGTTGTATAGGGTCAATAGTTGGGTGTTGATGTATATTAGCATCTACTCTCAAAACATTTGTAGGAATATTTATTTGATTAGATCCATTTCTTGTAAGAGTTACATCTATCTCTGTATTAAACGACCAGCCTTCTGACTGCACACTTTTGTTTACTTCATTAAGGGTTGACTGAGCAATACGAGCATCAACAGGAAGAGTACCAATAAGACTGTTTATAGGTGCTTCTCCTATAGCAGCAAGCATTATGTTGATACATTCAAGTTCAGTGGTTGCAGCTACAGCCATTATTTAGTACCCCTTTTTTTTAATTTTTAGTGAGTCTCTCCCACCTTTCTTTTTTTTCTTTTTAGATGAATGATACATGGGTATAAAAAAAGGGTATCTAATAATAAGATACCCTATAAATTGAAATTAAGAAGCAGCAAGTTTAATTGTTGCAGCACATTCTGGTCTTAGGATTCCATGACCAAGTGCATACTTAGCAACCATTAATGTACCTTGATACATAATTCCGTAGTCCTGACCTGAGATCTCAGTTGTCATATCCATTAATTTAACTGTACCAACAGCAGATTTATGGAATACTAAACCGATAGTCTTACTATCATCACCTGAGTAAGTGTTGTTCGCACCACTTGGGTTAGAAGATACGTTAGTCTGAGGTACGTTGTTTGACATCATAATTGGTATGCCAGCAACTTGTTGTACCTTACCAGAAGCAAACGAACCATTACC